GGATAGCTTCCCTTCGAATGAACGGTATTCAACCTTATCGCCTACATTGATACCCCATATTTGATGAGGTTCAGATGAATAGAAAGGGTGTGAAGGAGGGTATTCAGAAGGATTACAGCCGGGGAAGCCTCGGAATGCTATTGGACCTATTGCTCGAATGTAACCAATATCGCAGGCACCTTGTTCACGCTTAACATCGCCCTTGTATATTCCACCGGGGCTAATGTCTTCTACTACTTCCATCTCAACTACAACATAAAACCCTAATGGCTCAATTATCTTTTGCATCGGTGGCTCATCGCAAGAGTATCGCATCTCGCCTTCAATTCTATTTGGAGCTATGCCTTTATACTTAGCTGTTTCTTCAGACTTCTCAGCCCTGCTGATCCCACGAGTATGCTCTGAATTTGGTGTGTATAACTCGCCATCTATAAATACTGTGGATTGTGGATATTCTTTATCTAACTCAGATTTTAATGACTTCATGTACTCAGCCGCTCCGGCCGCACATCCTTTATCTTCTTGCATAATCACCTCTGTGGTGTGGTTGGTAAAACTATTCGGAATCAGTTGTTGGATTCCAATCTAATATCGCTTCTAACGTTTCAGCATGCTCGCTGCGTTTAATTTCGTAGATAGCTATGCTTTCTATCGATGCAGACATTGTAGTTCTTTGTTGCGTTTCGAGTAAATCTTTCTCAACCTCAAGAAGAAAGCGACGAGTCACATCGTTATCTTTCCACATTGCGAACTGGTCTTTGGTGACTGAAATGTTAACCAGTTCTTTTTCTACTTCATCAAGGCGGTTATTCATTAGGGCATCCTTACGTAGAAATCTGTTTCTTTAGTATATAAATATACATTTTCACCACTTTTAGCTGGCTTCCAAACTTTAAAAATGCTTGCTTCTGGAGTAATCCCAATAAAAATATCTCCATATTTGTTAACGCTAACAATATCCCCATCTTTAACATCGAAATCTAAAACAGCTATTGCTATATTTGTAGCTAATAAATTAGACACGGCTTATCCTCACGTGCATTACTGATAGTTTAAATGCGATTAACGCTGCATCCAGATCTGGAGCAGCAGATAATGCATTGAATCGTGTCTTTGCTAGCGCTATTGCAACCGGCTCAGATAACTCCTCGAACTCAACATCATTAACGTAGTCACGCCAATCATACTTAATGCGACCTAGAACCTGCTCTTTGCGCTCGAAGTCACCATTACCCTCTTCAGGGCTTAGGCGTAGGTCGGGGTTAACTGTTGCTTCAGGCATCTACATCATCCTCGCGAGCGGCTACAGCCTCCTCGGCTTTGGTTAACTCATTACTGCGCGCGGTGTAAATATTAATTCCATTATTAACCTGCTCGGTTTCAGCCTGCTCAAGGATAAGAATGGTTTTAGCTGCAGTAGCTTTAACCTCTTGCAGCAATTTATCAATTTCAGCAAGTTTCTTTTTGGATTCCACAAAAAATTCCTGGTCTTTACGATCCTGATCGCGAATAAGTAATTCTGTCTGTGTTGCAGTGTATTTTAGCTGCTGCTCCGCTATATCGTATGCCGTCTTCTGCTTGAAAAACAAAAGTTGCATTTGCTGCTTCTCTTCAGGCGACATCTCTGCTTCGTTCGGGAATATCTCGTCCAAATTATCAGAACCAATACGCTTATAGTAATTCTTAATAATTGGAACAGGGTTTCCTCCAGCCTGAATCACCATGCCTACCTGCGACATTTCCGCCTCAGATAGCATCATTCTTTGCATTCGGCTAGACATTTCAGGGTTAGCGCCGCACACAACAGATAACCCATCGGTATTGAAGTCCTCACTGAACACCGCCTCATCGTCGCCAACTACAGCCTTGTATTCATCAGGATCAAGGTAGTCGCGATTCAATCGATAGATAATATCGAATTCACTCGTCATTGAATCAATGATCAGGCTCATATGTGCAGTGTGCTGAATGAGAGATTCCTGAATAATTGCAAGAGCTGTGGTAGGTGCAGTATTAGCTTGAATTTGACCGCCCTCATCGACATTCGCTGCAAAGCCTCTTGCACTTCCTTCCAGCTTCTCATTGAGCGCGAATAGAGTAGGGCTAGGCTCTTTGAATGGAAGCGGAAGTATTGAATTGGCAAGCTGTTCAGCTGGGATCTCGGTAGCCTGAAACTCTCCCATGCGAACTTGTACCGGTCCATTCTTCTTGCGGAAACCTTTAGCTGTGAATCCGCCTTGCTGGTTATTGAGAGTACCAGCATTAAGCAGGTCGTTAGTAGTCTTATTGACACCAAGAGTAATAGACCCAATCAGGTAGTAATAACCTACATCAAGAAAGGTATCATCGAATGACGGAATCAAACCGTACTTGGTAAGAATTGGCTTAGCTTCAATGCGAACAATCTTGAATCCAGACAGATCCTCAGCATCAGGAACCTCTGGCTCAATTCCAAACTCTTCAGCGTCAGAGGTAATGCGAGCAGCGCGCTTGAGTTGAGCGTCAATCAATGGCATTGCTTCTATCTTGCCAGCAATTTCATCATCAATCTTAACAATGATGCTGTCGTGGTCATATCGAGCGACTATACGCATTACACGAGATGAACCTACATGAACCGTTACAATGTAAGGCTCGTCAACACCATCATCGTCGAGATCTATCCAGCAATATTGCTCGTAGAATTTATTCGGGTTATCGCTTGTAGTTTCTGATTCTGACTTCTCATTACTGCCTTCATCACCATCATCTTTCTCAGCGTATATATCAAGGTCATCATCACTATCTTCCAGCCAAATACCCTGGCGCTGGCGAGCTATCATTTCTGACTTACTAAATGCCATCACGTGAGTGAATGATCGGCACTCTTCCAAACTGGTTGTCTTCTGATTAACAATGAAGTCAGGATAGTTAATCAGGCGAGATACGCAACGGCCTAAAGACTCATCGTAGAAAGTCTTCTTAAATAGTGTCCCAACGTTAGGAAGCTTGTACATCATGCGCTTCTGGTCTTGACGCCACTCTTTCATCTTGACGTTGATTTGCCAATTCATTAGCTCAGATACACGGTCAGCACGCTCATCCTTCTTGCGTAGCTGTAGCTTCTTCTCTTTGATATTGGCAGAGTTTTCAGCGATCTTGGCTTGGATCTGTGAAGCGGCTTCTTGCATCTCCGCAGCTTCAGGATCACCATCTTCTTGCAATTGTTTAATCTGTGCAGTCAATCCTTCAAGGTCGGACTTCCATTGACTGATTTCGGACGCCTTCTTGTCAATCACATTCTTGATTGTTGCGGCGCCTATAATAGACGCCTTCACCAACTTAGGATCGCGCATCAACTCAACAGTAGCGCGGTTACCAAATGTATTGGCAGCCTCAGTGAGTATCGTAGATTTGAAGTTAGCTGAACCTGGCCAAGGGGAATCTTTACCTTGATACTCAGGCTTACACAGCTTGATACCCTCATCTACGCAATCCATCCAATCGCGCATGGACTCAAGGTCTTGATTCGCTCGCTCAATAACATCCTCGGCAATTCGGTCAAGCTTTTCCTTCTTCATGTCTTTGGCGATGTTTGCTTTATCGATGTAGGCTACCAAGCTTTTAACAGTCATTATTTGCGGGCCTCAACTTCGTTTGATACTCGATCATAAATTCCACGGCAATATTTAGCGGCAAATCTCAAAACATCTTCGAGATCAATATCAAACGCGAAACCATTTTCGCCACTGTTTTCATCATCATCATTTATGCAATGGATAACAACTCGCTCTTTTAGAGTTGGCCCTGCTGCAAGATTATTATCGTCCCAGTATATCTCGTCATCCCTATCTGGTCCTATACAAACATAGGTATCATCAGAAGTATGAACGTATTGCTCTGGGAGCTCAGGATCATCGAGAGTGATACAAGAGAGCTTCCTACCAAAGTAAGTGCACTCCTGTGAATTCGGTTCTCTTTTAACGGTCATATTAAATATCCGATTTAAATTTTTCGATTGCTTCTGCTAATTTTGCTAATGCCTGACTAAGCTCATATGGCTCTATTCCATAAGGATATTCACTTAATTCCAACAGGTAATCATAAACCTCGGATAATAGTTGGTCTTTAGTTTTATCCATTATGCCCAGCTCCCAGTGCTTTGCTTATCTTCGTAATCGTCATAAATCATTCCCACCTCAGCCTTAGGTATTGCATGCCTGCGCATCATGTAGGCGTATCGAATAGCCGATATAATATCATCTTTTAGCTTAACAATGCGCCCCTGTTCGTCGCGGTGGTATTGCATAAACTCTTCAAACACATCTGATAGATGATCGAATATCTTGAACTTATCGAGAGTAATTAATTTATAGATTTCAATAAGTGATTGCTCAACACTATTGCCGCCATCAGGCCATGTGGCATGAGAATGAATCATCTCCCATCCAGCCTCTTCGTAGTATGACTTCTGTGTCTTACCTGTTCCCTTCTCGGTTTGAAATCCATCAGCAGGCCATGCACTCGGAACATCTTTAGCCCATGACTTAACTCTCTCCCATGCTTCGTACGGCTGAATCTTTGACGCCTTCATCGCGTGAGAAACGTAAATACACCACTCATCAGGATCGATCCACAATTGAATATGAGATTGCGGGTGATCCCAACCAAAGTCCATACCATTGATAACAAGAAAGTGCTCTGGGCATTCGAATCTCTTGATCTTGCATTTTTCCATATCAAGATCGAATATCAATCCAGTGCCAAGCAATGGTAATCCCTTGGTTCGCATATCGCGTTGCCAAGGAGGATACATTGATAAAAGTGATTCTTTGGTCTCTTCAGTTAAGTGCTTGGCATCATCCCAAGTTGCGCGCTGCATATATTGGCTTGCGCCTGGCGTATCCATAAAGCTAATGACAAGCTCGGTGCGGCCATTCTCTGGAGTGAACGTAAGTATTCCTCTGCCGCCCCTGCCTTTATCGCCTGTAGCAGTACGGGTTAATACTTGAGGATATATTTGGCCGTCCTGCGGCTCTTCGTCGATGTGGTACCAATCAACAGAGTCACCCATCAGTGCATGCTGCCCCTGAGTGTACGACCAGAACTGAATTCGAGTTATGCCTCCTGACTTGTGCCTTACCTTGACCTCACGAACAGCGCGAGGCGTCCCCATCATTGGTATAACGTCAATGATTAGATCTTTGTGAATCAATCCACCTTCAATCGTTCCATTTCCGTATGAGCCAACCAATGGGGCTTGTAGCAAGTCACGTATCTTTTCACCAGAGTAGCCAAGAACCCATATTAGAGGTGCATGCTCAAACCTGTGGCCTTGCCAGTCATCAGGATAATTCCCAGTGGCATGAGCAGCATCAATTAAGCAACCCGTGTATGTTTTGCCTACTCGGTTAGCGGCCATAAGCAAACAAGCCCTATGCGAAGCAGTCTCAGCAATGAAGCGTGACTGCCACGGATATAGGCTTTGAAATATGAGCGCGATTTTGTTCTTTGCTTCACGACGCCTCTTTTCTTCGAGAAGCATAACAAGCTCAATCTTGTCGGCGCGAGTCATGAAGTGAAAGATTGTATTTTTGCGGCTAGCTCGTCATCAGATAATGATTCAAAGCTGTGGGTAGTTTGCGTTTCCGACTTATCGGTATACCCGTGGTTATTCAAAAGAAGCTTGGTTATGTTGGAGTTGAAGTCTCCAGATAGACCGCTATTAATCAATTTTCGAGCCTGAAGTGACTTAATTCCTTCAACGGTGGCCGAAAATCTTTCATCTTGCGATGCCCACAGCTTTACTGTAGACCGTGATACGCGAAGAGATATAGCCAGCCCCTCAATGGAAGGCACTGTGTCACCCTCGCTCTCCCATCCACCATACAAGTAATTATCGGCAGCTTGGTAGGAGTTTTCATCTAGCTTTGTAGGTCTTCCCACTGAATTAGTTTCAGCCATACTGTTTGGCCCCTTTTGGCTATGCTTCAATATAAGCAGATAACTGGGTGTATATTTGCTTTAGTTGGATCCATGTTATTGTTGTTGCGCCATCACCCTGATCAAATGTTACTTCCCAACCGCCAGAATCCATTGATGTCTCGGCTTTAACATTAACTTCATAGTTTTTAAAATTCAGGAAATCTTTTTCTAGGCTCATATCTCACTCCGAGATGGTTAATTAATGTGAGGCTTTCACTCACTGCGATGGTTCGAACATCTCTGCCGTGCGGGTAACTCAAACCTTTTAATATACAATATATGCGCCAATGTAATTAAAGAAAATATTAATGGCTCAGAATTGCAAAATAATATTAAATAAAATATTGCGATAAATACCATCACTTAACTGCCGCTACATAAAACACATTATCTTCTTTCGGCTTGGTAGTTTGCACATCCAACAAAGGAACCAGTGTACCTACCTGATCCAACACAATAACGTTTACATTACCACTTTCATGCACATAAACGACTTCAGCGCTTAAGGGTTGCTTCTCGTCAATGACATGAATAGCTTTGGTAGCTGCATGCTCTTTATCTTGAATGTGTAAAACTACTTTTGAACCTACTTTTAAATTACTCATAATTTCTCCTATGGTGCTATTGCCGTTAAGTGAATGAATGCCTGTGCAGGTGTTGGTGCTCCCAATACAACAACACTTAATACGCTGGTACTGGGCAAGTTTATCACCTTAAACGTAGCACTTATGTTGGTTGGCACACCTACTATCTGGACACCCTGCGGCACCGTACTTGATGATGATTCACTTACTGCTGTCAGAACGGGTATTATACCATTAGCATATGGAACCGGGTAAACCCATGTGTAATTTCCATTTACATCTGTCTGCACCCGGGTTCTTTGTATGGAGGGAATTGATGGAAAGTTTGTTAATCCACCTGTACCGTTAACGTACTGTGATGTTAAACCTATAGGGTTATTCATCTTTGATGACAAGGCCGAAACTATCTGGCTTGAAAGCATATAGTCAGATAAAGCTGCATTCATTTGCTGCTGGGTTATTCCGTTCTTATGCCCGCTGCTTATTCCGTCTTCTGTTATAGGCATATTAGCTCCTTTACTAGCTATGCAAATGACGGCTTATTATGATTGGGTTTTAATCTGTACGATAGATAACATTAAAAATAATGTCGCTAAAACAAGTATGAAACATCTACATCGCCATTCCAGTCTTTAATAAATCCTAAATCGTTTATCTTCAGTCGTAAGCGGTTGTCAGCTGATAGAAATTTTGGCGGAAGGCCTTTGTATGTCCATGCGTCATGCGTATCGGTGTCGATGAATACGTACTCGCCTTGATCGTTACAGGGTATGCTCATCTTTACTTCTTGTCCGTGCATCCAACCAAAAACTTGTCCAGTAGCAACATCTATCGGCAATTCAAACACTCCATCAACCGGATAGTAACCATGAGTACACTTGAAACCTTTTGACACTGGAATCCTTAAGGTAAGAATCTCGATTGTAATCTCTTTACCATCTTTCTTTAAAATCATGTCTGTGCCTGCCAGATTGGTCTATTACCGTTAGCCATCATTACGTGGCCACCAGTAGATGGATGCGTGTTATCGAATGCTGAATAGTTCGCAACACCATTAACCACCCATTTGAATGGATCAGTGCCGCGAACAAATCCCATATCAAGAATGAAGTCAGCACCTAATGTGTTAATACTTCCATTGTACACATCAGGGTTGCCGCCAGACATCCAGCCAGCGAATGGAGTTTGATTTGTCTCGGTTACCCATGCATCAGTAGAATCAGCGCGCGGCCCTAACTTCATCAATCCAATCTTACGGACACCTGCGGCGCGCATATCCGACATTATTTGCTGCTGGTAACCATTCATTGTAGCTACACTTACAGAGGTTCCGAGCATACCGAAGTTGTTCGTACCAGGAGCACTGGCACCGATATTAATATTTGGGAACTGTGACTTTATCATAGCTCCACCAATGGCCAGCGTTGCGCCCGAACCATGCACCGCCCAGTTAATACCAGCTATTGGATTGCTAACCCCATCAGCATCAGTAAGAGATCTAGCGAAGTGACCACGACCCGCTTTATTTCCTGTGCCTTGATCACCGGTGCCGGCAGTAATGGAATCGCCAACAATCCCCCTGACAATTGCATCACCAGCTACAAAAGTTCCGATAATTTGAGGGCAAAACCCTACCGATCTATTGAACAATCCAATCCCTGTAGCAGTAAATAATCCTGGCGTAGTTATGTCTGAAACCGTAGTCTCGCCGGGGTTATAAAATGCGAATTGACAACCAGTAAAGTCGGTGGTGTTTCTTGGACCATAAGGAATTTTCCCTGCACCAGTAGGTAGGAATCCAAGGAATTTTCCGTAAAACGTGTCACCAACAGTGAATTTTGTTAGGCCAAACTGAGAAGGCAAAACAGTGTCAGAATCATTGTTATAGCTACCATCAGCAAGAACTACAGTGTCTGACGCACTATGCTTAACGAAGGCTTGAAACCCGTTAAACTCAATAAGGTTTTGCGTAATCGTTATTATGTTTCCAGTGGCTAGCTCAGTGTTAGTTGTTGCGTCACCGCGACGGTTATTCCATCTACACTTAAATCCGTTTACATCCCCACTGCCAATAGTGTGATGCCAGCGGCCAAGAATATTTGTTCGAGTTGTGCCTGTGTCAGTAGCGTTACTGATTCTGTTCTGTGTAGTTACGTAACGCTCAATGTAAACAACGTTACCACCAGAACTCTCGGTTGTAATTCGCCCAGTGATGTGCGCGCTAGATATATGTGACTTGGTAATCTTACGCTGGGATGAGGACATTAGTCGCCCGCCTTCAATGTTGGCATTACGTAAACCTGAAAATCACTCATGAGTGGGCGCGACTTTCCGGTAGCCTTAAATGGATCAAGAATTATATCGTTGCTGTAAAGTCCTTTAGCGTCAAAGCATCGTACCTTAAAGTCATGAGGAACATTTGGAAGATCCTTAAGTAGATATTGCTTTGGCTGACCCTCAATCAATATTTCAATGAATATGGATTCTGATTTCTTCTTGTATCTAATAACACATCCTTGAGTATCGAGAGGAGCCATTGGCTCGCCATTCTCACGCTTTACTGGTAGCGGCCATACAAGCATAGCTGAACGTATATCAGCCTCAGGTTGCGAGCTTAACGATGAAGATGGTGATGCGATAGATGATTTTACAGATGGTTGGGCCGAAGATTTAATTGATGACTTACTTGCGGTAGATGTGCCACTAACGATGACAAGGCGTGATGAGCTTGAGCTTTGTGCGAAAGATAAATTTGATAGAGTCAGGATAAACAGAAGTATGTATTTCATTCAGATTCAACCTTATCAGTAGCTCGTCTAGTTTCTTTTTCTCGCACCCTTTCGAGATTATCGAGTCGCTTTGCTTCATTCTCCAGATTTAGCTGAACGGTCTTCTTGTGCCAGTAAATTATCATTGTTACAGTTAAGCAAAAGCCCGCCAATGAAGAGAGCGGGCCTATCACATCGCCAACCAATCCGGCCGCAGTCGTCAATCCACTAGCGATTGTTGTCATCGCCAGCGCCAACGACCACCTTGTGCTTTCTGCTATCACTGCGAGACTCAATTATCTTCACCGTGATTATCAGTAGCACGCCGATGAAACAGATGGCTATGAAAATTAAGGTATCTTCTTTCTCCACGTTTACGCCACTCTATGATTATGAAAGTAGACATTATCACCAACTCAAGCCAGTACGCGACTTCCTGTAATGTGCTGTAATGTTTGTTAAAAATGCCACCGCCATCATCAAGATGGTAACCAGTGTAGAAGTTACAGATTATTAGCAGTGCCTCTATCAGAATGATAAAAAGCGCTGCCCTATCAACCCAAACCAAGGCCACAAAAAAACATAAATATAATGATCTTGATGTATTCTCTTTTAAGTGCTCAAACCCCAGAAATTCCGAAGAACAGTCCGAGGGATAGTTATAACAGAGAATAATCGCACCCATAATTACAAACAGGCGTATCAGTATATTTATGTGTGGCATAGCCTACCTATTTTGACTTAGTAGGTTTTGATTTGTTTGGCTGTTCTGATTTCTTTGGTTTCGGATCAGGAGATTTCGTGGCCATGTGATTTTACCCTAATATTTAATGTGTGTTACCGGAAGAAAACCGCGAGATAGCGTTGGTTATTCTCGGTGGTGTAAGCGCAAAATGGCATGATGCCCT